AAATTAAATTAAATTAAATTAAATTAAATTAAATTAAATTAAATTAAATTAAATTAAATTAAATTAAATTATTATGGAAGATAGTGACATAAATCAACTTATGAATATTTTTTTTAATCATTTTGATTATAAAAATGTCGTTTTACATAATCAAAATAATCATGATAAAGTTGCAGTTATTAAAAATATAATGATAAATTTAGGAAATGATTGAAATTTACATGTTTTGGTAGTGATAATAATTATGATTATTTAATGGTGAATATACAAAGAAAATTTAAATTTACAAACCTAAATCAAACTTCTTATAGTTTATTACTTGAAAGTTTATTTTTTTGGAATAATATTAATGAAGAAAATATTATAATATTTCAAACAGACTCTTTTATAAACAAAACAAATTTAAATATTACAACAAAATATGGATTTATTGGTGCTTCATATAATTTTGGAATAACAGATAAAAATAATAAATTTATTGATCTAATTTCTCCTGTTGGATATAATTATAATATAAATGGAGGTTTTTCTTTTAGACTTAAAAGTATTATGATTGATTGTATTAAAAATGTTACTATTGATGACATTATTAAATTTAGAGAAAAAAATAAATATAATTTATCAAATTTTTTAAATAAATATATTTTACCAGAAGATATATATTTTATGAATGCAATGTCTTTACTTGGTTATGAACTTCCTCCATTAGAATTATGTAATTATTTTTGTAGCCAACAAACTATAAATTATGATTCTTTTGCAGTTCACGGATTTGATAAACCTTATAGTGGTTTTAACAAAACAGATTTAAAATATTTTTTTACAATAAAAAAATAATTATTTTAACTTTACTATTTATCTTATTTTTTATCTTTTTTATCTTTTTTATCTTTTTCATTATGTTTCCAATAATTTAAATCACCTCCTTTATATTCTTTATTTTTTATATCTAATATTATATTATAAATATTGTTTTGTTTTATACTTTCAAATGAAGGATATCTTTTATTATCTATAAAGTTTGGAATGTTGTTTTCTTTTAAATTTTCATTATTCATAAATACAACAATTATATAAATAAATAATAAATAATTATCAAAGTGTGTCAAATTTTATTTTTTTAACAAGTAATAAATATTTATAACATTTATTATTTTCAAAAGTTTTTGCAATATTTATTAAATTATCAATATTATATTTTCCTGAACATGATATTATTAAATAACAAAGTATTTTTTTACTATCATTTCTTGTTGCTAATTCATATTCATAATCTGAATAATATTGTCCTTTTAATGAAACTCTATATTTCAAAAATTTAAAACAATTAATACTATCGTATTTTATCGCAATATAAATTATCCATTTTGATAAAGAAAACTTTTTATAAAAGAAATATTGTAATAATTTAATATTATCTTCTTTTATTACATTTATTATTAAATATTTATTATTTTTAATATTTTTTATATCTTCTTTTTGATATTCAATAAAATTTATTATAGAGAAATTATCGTATGTATTCATTTTTAATTTATTACTAATAACTTTTATATTTAACAATAATGTATTGATAAATCAATTTTTAATTTATTCATAAATATTTTTATATTTATATAATAATTAATAAAAAAATGTCAAATTTTGTAGTAATATGTCCTCATTGTAAAGAACATGTTCTAATTGAACAAATTAATTGTGCTATTTTTAGACATGCAGTTCTTAAATCTAATAATCAACAAATTAATCCTCATTCATCAAAAGAAATATGTGATAATTTATTTAATAATAAACAAATATATGGATGTTCTAAACCATTTAAAATTATTAAAAATAAAAATTATATACAAAATAATAATAATAATAATAATAATAATAATAATAATAATAGTGATAATAATGAAAAAGATAGTGATTTTGAATATATAGCAGAAATATGTGATTATATATAAAAATTGAATAATAAATATTATAATAATATTATAGAAAATTATAATTATCTACTCATGTCTGGTTATTCTTTAAAAAGAAAGAAATCTTATTATAATTTATATGATGAAATGGATAAAATTAAATCAGAAACAAAAAATTTAAAAGTTTCTTCAAAAAGAGTGAAATTTACAAAAAATACAAAATTTAATGATAATAATGTATTTACTAAAATATTTGTAAAAGAATGTCATTATATTAAAAAAAAAGAAAATAATATGTATTTACAATTTAAAACTCCTGAAGAAATTAAAAAGAATTTTGAAATACGAGTTATTTATAATATTTTAACAAATTTTTCTGACAAATATAAAGAAAGTGATAATTATATTTTAAATAAAAATATTAAAAATATAGAATTAACTTCAAATCAATTTTGTTATGTTCAAAAATTAATAGAAAAATTTATTAGAGATGATGAAGTTGATTCTTTAAACAAAATTATGTCATGTGTTGGAATGTATTATTTAGAACCTGAAAATTGTGTTTTAGTAGCAAAAAAAAATAGTGTTAAATGTATGAATTGGTTTATAAAAAATGGAGCTTTTATTGATAAATTTGTTTGTGAGGAATGTATTAAACAAAATAATTTTAAAATGTTTATTTTAACTTTTGTTAATTTAAGTAATGGATCAATTACTAGTAATAATGATATTATTAATTTTTGCACAATTGCAGTTTTAAATGAAAGTTATCAATGTTTTGAACATATTGTAAAATGTATTAAGGAACCATATAAAATTATTCCTAAAAATATTATTAAAACTAATGATATTGATAAAATTGATTTTCTTTTTAATAAAGAATTTAAATTTGATTCTGATGGTATAAATTATGCTTGTAAACATGATCTTGTGGAAATTTTACAATATGCTCATCAAAAAGGATACAAATTTACTGAAAAAGAAAAAAATATTGCAGAATCAAATAATAGTGAAAAATGTTATGATTTTATATCTTATAATACACAAAATACATTATATGATACTATTAACAATACTATTAAGAATTTTATTAAAGAACTTGATGATGCTCAAATTTTATAAACAATTTTATTTAGAACAATTTTAAAATTTAAATAAAAAAATATCTTATAAAAACTAGATAATAATTTTATATCATATCATATCAATAATGAAATTTTCTATTATCTTAGCTTCTGGATTAGACGGAGGAATAGGCGCTTCAGGAAATTTACCTTGGAAATGCCCTGAAGATATGCAATTTTTTAAAAATTTAACAATAAACAAAACTATTATTATGGGTTCAAATACTTTTAAAAGTTTACCAGATACAGTAAATGGATTAAAAAACAGATTTAATATTGTTTTAACAAGTGATGTTAATAAGACAGATAAAATGAAAAATACAAATGTTTATTGTATCGATAGTTTGAGTAAAGCTCTTGAATATTGTGAACAAAATAATCATAATGAAATATTTGTTGTTGGGGGAAGTTTAGTTTATCAACAAGCTTTATACCATCCTTCTTTGGAAAATATTTATTGGAATATTATACCAACAAAATATATTGATCCCAAATTAATTATCGACACATACTTTCCAACAAGTTTTATCGAATGTGTCAATACTTATCAATTTGAAAAAACATGTATTAACGATTTATATTGTTATAAATTTTTTAAACAAAAATCTTTAATACAAAATGAATCCGATGAATTAAAAGAAGAAAAATATGTAAATGAAGAAGAAATGCAATATTTAAATATATGTAGAAAAATATTAGATGAAGGTGTTTTACAAGAGGGCAGAAATGGATTTACTAAAAGTATATTTGGAACTAGTATGAGATTTTCGCTTGAAAATGGTAAAATACCTATTTTTACAACAAAGAAAGTCGCTTGGAAAACATGTTTAAAAGAATTATTATGGTTTATTAGTGGAGATAACTCTGATAATACCGTTTTACAAAAACAAAATGTTCATATATGGAATGGAAATTCAACTCGCGAATATTTAGATTCAATTGGTTTAACTGATTATGAAGAAAACGAGTTGGGTGTTATTTATGGAGAACAATGGAGACATTTCAATCAAACTTATATTCCTAAAAAACATAGAGAAAAAGCCAAAGAATTAAATTATGATCATACAAAAGGTATTGAACAAATTTGTGATGATTTAGATACAGTTCATCAAGATATGTTTGCTAGTTATGATGATATAGATATAAATCAACAATATATTTCAAGTGGATTAAAAGAAAGATATAAAACAATAAGAGATAAAGTTGAGTTTATGTCTCGTTTTCAACCTAAACAAAATATTGATCAATTACAACATATTATTGATTGTTTAAAAGATCCTGTTAAAAGATATGATAGAAGATTAATTATGACAGCACATAATCCAAGTCAATTTCATCAAATGGTAATTCCTCCCTGTCACGCATTTTGCCAGTTCTATGTTTTTGAAAATAAATTATCGTGTGTACTTTATCAACGCAGTTCGGACGGATTTTTAGGAAAATGTTTTAATAGCTGCTCTTATTCCTTTTTAACTCATTTAATTGCAAAACATTGTGATTTAGAACCATATGAATTTATACATTTTGTTGGTAACGATCATATTTATGATGATCATTTTGACCAAGTTGAAGAACAATTAAAAAGAGAACCTTTTGAATTCCCAACATTAGAAATTCAAAATATTAAAGAAAATATTAATGATTACACAGTTGAAGATTTTAAAATTAATAATTATCAACATCATCCTCAGATTAAAGCTAAAATGAGAGCTTAAATTAAGTAAATTTTTATAAAATTAATAAATCAAGCATATTTATAATTTTCAAATTTTGGTTTATCTGGTTTTACTCTTTTAGATACAGTGTTTTTACTGATGTTTAATTTTAATCTTACATCGTTCATTGAATTATATAAGACATCATTAATTATAATTTTCTTTTTGTTTTAACTTAGGTTGTGTTGATATATTTTGTTTGTTATTTGTATTATTTTCTATTTTATTGTTACCTAAAGACAACTGTTCATTTTTCCCATTATTTTGTTCTGATTTTGTAGTTGTATTATTTATATTATTAACTGTGACGATTTCACTTCTACTTAATTTTAACGCTTTGTTTATATTTATTTTCTTGTTACTTTGTATGTGTTCATAATTCTCAAATTTTGAACTCTTTGAATTTAGTCTGTATCTAATAACACCATAGGGAATTCCTAATTTTCTTTCTGCGTCAGTGGTAGAATTATAAATAACATCATTTATTTTAATTTTTATTGCTATTGGTGATATTTTTCCTTTATTTTTTTGACTTATTTTTTGTCTAGATTCTTCAGATAATTTATGTCCTGTACTTGCAATTCTTAGTTTTTCTCTTGTTTCTTTTGAAACTATTCTTCCTTTAAATATATCGCGAAGTTTTTGCTTTGTTTCCTCAGAATGTTTTTTTCCAGTTCTTCCATATATTCTTGATCTTTCTTCTGGTGTCATTTTTTTAAATTTTTCTTTTGCTGACTCTGAAATTTTTTTTCTAATTTCTTCTTTGTTCATGTCAGTGTCAAAATGACCATCTGTTTTATTATTATAATTTAAATTATATAATTCGTTTCTTATTGATTTATTTTCTAAATATTTTAATTCTATTTCTTTCGCTTCGTCTATTGTATTACATTTATGTATTAATTCATAAACAAAATTTTCTTCTCCGTATTTTTTATATGAATTTTGGAAATAAGAATTATCATGACACCCATTTTTAAATCTTCTTTTATGTTCTTTCCATCTTCTACTTACATCTTTGGAATATCCTATGTAATATTTTTTATTTATCACATTTGAAATCTTATAAACTCCAATAATTTTTTCACTCATTTATAATTATATATATTATTTTATTTTTATATAATTTTATATAAAAATATATAATTAACATTAAAATTAAATTTTAATTTTGTTCTTTGTCCTTAACATCTTCTAATTTTTTTTTCTCTTTTCTTTTTTGGTAAGCTCTTTTTGTATATTCTTTTATTTTTTCTGGTTTTTCTTCTGCAACTTTTTTTAGTCTTTCTTTTGCTTTTTGTTTAATTATCTCTTTATTTTTTTCATAATATGTTTTTTGTGCATTTTCAGTGTGTTTTAACTGCCTTTTAAGTTTTGCATTCTCTTCCTTCAATTTATCATTTTCTTCTTTTAATTTGTTATTTTCTTTTTCAAGCAAATTATCACTCATTATTATATTTATATATCTATTATTTAATAATATTTAATTTTGTATTCATTTTTCATTTTTATTTAGTACCACTTCATATTCTTTTCTAATTCATTTAATTGCTAAACATTGTGGTTTAGAACCAGGAGAGCTTAGTAACTAAATATCATCAATCCTATATATATATAAAATTTGTTTAAATATTTGTATAATTAAAAATATTAATATTATGAGTGAAATCTATTTAGATAATTTTAACAAAAAAGTATATTCAGTAACACATAATTATTTAATATATGATAATGTTAAATATAATGAACTTGAATTAGAAATTGAAAATATAAATGATGTAACAATATATTTTTTAGGTGATAGTAAAATTAGTCATAATGGAGGTAATTTTTATCCTTGTTATGATTCAAATACTATTGAATGTGTTGATATAATTGTGTTGAGACATAAAAATGAATCATATGTTTTAATAGAAGGTAGAATTATATTTAATTATTATATTAAACTTGGAAATATTGATAAATTAGTTTATTACTATGATACATTTGAAAGTTCTCCTGTTGGTGGATGTGGTAAAATTTCATGTTGTTCAGAAACTATTGAAAATTCTGAGTTTGTAGAAATATCAAAAAAACCAATTATTTATATTCAATATAAAACTCAAGAAGAAATTAATAAATTAAATATTAAAATTAAAATAAAATATTTACAAAAAAATTATAATTTTGAAATTTTAAATAAAATCACCAATATTTTTATTAATCAAAATAAAACTTATTCATTTTGTATTAATGAATATTGC